GAAGTTACGTTGAAGTGTGATTTTATTACTTCGATATATCGGCTACCGCCGCGTGCTTGCTTTTCTAAGAATTTTTGAGTTGCGAATGCGAGTCGAAGTTGGTTTATTGTTGCTGATGTAGCGTTAGTTAAGTCTGCGCGTACATTGGGAAATCCAGCATTATTGGGGTCTTCTTCTACCCAGAAATTTTCATTTATTGATGTATCAATTTTAGATGTTGAAGCATAAGTTACTGTAGCAGTTCCGTCAGTTTGGTAAGCTGTACGAGGACCGTCATTGAAAACTTGGTCTCTTTTACCTAATCCGGTAATTGGCGCTGATGTTCCTAATGGTAATGTTACATCTGCCCCTTTTTGTGGCCAAGGTAATGATGATGTAAAGTAGTCGTGGCGTTTGCCCCGTTTGTGTATTTGGTAGGCTGTGTTGTCGTTGCCTGATGTTTTGAGCATTGGTTTGAAGTCTTGGAGATTTTCATCTCTAAACCAATCGTTGTAGCATAATGTATATGCTCTGTGCCATAGGGCTGAGTGTGTTAGTCCAGCTATTTTAGTTGGTATGCCAATGTAGTCTGATAGTGTTTGTTCAAGTGCGCCTCCGGCTGCAGTTGTAATTGTTGGTGGTATTGGAGCAGTTTCTGTTACGGATGCTGTGTTGTTTGTGCCTGTGTATTGTCCTTCTTGTGTTTCTCCCATGAATTCTTGGAAGTCATTCCATAATAGTCTGACTGGGACAGAGAAGAAGTGTGTGTCCATGTACAAGTTGTCCATGGTTGGGTTAATTGGTGTTGACAGCCTTGCAAAGGCTGTCATGTTAGAAGAGAATGTATCTCCGGGTAGTGCCTCATCTACGTATATTGGTACTAGGTCTCCAGCGCTGAAGGTTGTTTTTAATCCATGTGAACGGTCAAAGGTTGAGCGTTGTATATCTGCATGGGGTACTTCAGAGAATTTGTGTTGGTTGCTGGCGTTTATTCTAGTGTTACGTGTGTGTGATGAGGGCTGTTTCATGTTACTCCGTAGGTTTAGTTTTAGTGAATGATATCACGTTTTCGTTAGCTGATGCTATTAATTTTTTGTCGATTGTTTCGAATTTGGCGTCTTGGTCTTGCCAAGAGCCTAGGTGGTATAGTGTGTAGTCTTCTGGATGTTTGGATATGTTGCTTTCTTTATCATTCGCCATGTCTGCGAATTGGCGTAGTGCCATTGCTGTATTTAGCATGTAGAAAGGTTGAAAGTATGTTTCTGATTTTGTGTCATAGATTGTGAATATTTCGAGTGTCATAGTGTATTCCTTTTATATAGTGCCATTTTGGCTTTGTGGTGTACCTCTTTTTGTTTGAGGGCTTCGGGTGTAAATAGGTGAGCGAGTCCTTTCATTTTTAGGCTGCGCTTTTCTTTTATTGTTTCGATTTTAATTAAATCGGGGTTGGTTTTAGTTAATATTTCATATTGTCTGTCATAGTATGCAGGTAATGAATGTTTTTTGCCTTTATGTGTTGTAAAGTCCGACGGGTAGATGTCGGTGTGGTATTGGGTGAGCCAGTCTCCGGCTATGCCCGGATTCCGGCTCATAGTTGCGTATTCTTTTTTGAGAACGATGACTTCGCCTTCGGCGGTCATACGTTCGTAGTGTCTGAGTCCGTTGGACATGTTTATTGCCTCGGCTTTAGGGCCATTTATTTTTTTTTGTACGTATGAAGCGACGTACGAGGCTGATTCAAAAGTCACTGATCCTACGGAAATGTGACCTTTGCCCCAGAGGGTTTTGAGTATTTCGGACGTGTGTAAGTCCTTTTTTCGGGGTATTGGTATAAGGTCTGAGAATTGATGGTTGAATATTATGGCGTGATAGTGTGGTCTCCCTTGTTTTTCGCCATATTCCCCACAATGATAGAATGAGAGTTTTTTGTGTGAGTATTTTTTTCTGAGACGTTTCATGAAGTCTTGCCAGTGCTTTAGTACGAGTGTGCCTGTTGGCGGTAGATGTTGGTTATCGTATGTTAGTGTTATGAATGTATTGTTAGCGTGCATTGACGCTTCGTGTTTTATGCGGAGTGCCCATTGACGGGCGTGGTCTAGCTTACAGCCAGAGCATTGACCGCATTTTATTGGGGTTGTCGGTAAGTCCGTAAAGGCTTCCGAATATTTGAATGTGTATTTTCCAATGTCCTTAGCAGAGCGGTACATTGTTAGTGGGTGAAAGCATGACATAGTGTTTTCTCCAGTTATTGGTTATAGGCGGATTCCGCCTCTCATAATGTTGTTACCTCTGAGTGAGTTTTTACGGTTGGTTTTAGAAGCTGTTCTAGAGAACATCTTTTTAGATTTTTTGAAGTTCATTTTCTTTGGTCTTCTCATTTTAGTTCCTTATATTATAGTTATTTTTGTTTTTTAACGACTTCCGGTGTCAGTCGTTACAGTTGTATCAAGTAGACAACTGTTAGGAATCTCCTTGCGGAGCTTCCTGGCTAGGCGCGACTTCGTCTTTGCCGGACGCGATTGTCTGCGAAATCGCATCAGTTTGAAGAGCGTTATCTTCATGGTGTAGCGCGTTTGCTAAGCCCATTTCGACCATTTGGTCGTAGTTATTTTCGTCTTGGGCGAATTGTAAGAATTTGTAGGGTTCATTCTCGAATCTAGACCTCACATGTTCGGGTAGTTCTTCGAATAGTGTTTTAGCTAGTGCTATTTGATTCTGTGCTTCTTGGAAGTTATGCCCAGAGACGTCTCCGTATTGCGGAGAGGTATTTGTAGGTGGCATGATTCCTGTTTCCATGAATTGAGCGAGTATTAAATTAATATCGCATGCGTTAGTGTGGTGCTGTTCGGTTATACCGTCAGTATGTGTTATTCCGTAATCAAGTGTACCGGTGTTGTACGTTGAACGGAATTTTGGTTGAGTTTTCTTCGTCATAGTTATCTCCTTAGTTCGGCTCTAGTTTTACGAATAGGGGCAGGATTGTCTTTGCCATATCGTTGAGTCCGTTTTTGTTTTAAGCCTAATGATTTTACATAGGCTTCTTTGCCGCTAGATATAGCGGTATCTACAATGCCTTTAAGGTCTGCTCCCCATCCAAAGGCTTTTTGTTCTACGTCTTGTAAGACGTTTAAGCCTTTTTGTGGTAGGTCAGATAGATTGGCAGTATTTTTTAATATTCTGCCTTCTTGGTATGCTTTGTTTAATTGCACTGCGTTCAATGCTGAGTTCATTGCGGCTTGTGCTGGGTTTCCGACTGGAGCTTGTTGTCCAGCGGGTGAGCTGGCTTCTTTTGAGCCAGCTAGTATTGGGTTTATTCCGGCCTTTTTAAGATCTGCCATTCGGCGTTGTACGGCCGTGTTGGACATTTCCCGTTGGAAGTCCATTTGTTTTTGTGCTTGTTGGGCGGATGCGACATTCGTGTCTTTTTGGCCTTTATAGCCAAATAATCCGCCTATTGCTGAGCCTATGCCTTCCCACATTAGAAGTTTGTGCCTCCAGGTATGGAGTTTACAGGCATTGGGCGAGTGCAGTTTAATTTGAACAATGAGTCAAATATAAATTGAGGTACTGTTGCGACGGCAAGCGTTCGCTGTACATTAGTGTTTGGCACTTCTATGAAAGTAGAGCCGAGTACTGGTAGTGCAGAATAGTGTTCGGCATAGTGCCATGAGTCTAGTGTTCCGCCAGTTGTGGCGTTAGTGCGGAATAACCCTGTTATTGATGAGGGTTTATAGCGATATTCGCTATATCTTTCCTGATAGCCCCAACTCAGTTCGTCAGTAGCAGAGCCATCTGCGTAGATTTCTTTATTGAGTACGGCTTGTTCGCCGATAGTTGACAGAGTTGGCCAGTAGTAATCGTAGATTGTGTTTCTTGAGAACATGCGGTTTAGGCCTTGTTGGTATGTTAGGTCTGCGCGTACGCTAACCATACCTATTAGTATGCAATGTTCAGTAAATGATTTAGTCCAGGAGTGATTGTTAAGGACTGTTGTTCCGATTGCCGCAAGGTTACCCTGTGGTGAGACGGCATCGGTAGATGTAGTTTGGGCGACGGGTGAAATGTTTACGGGGCTTGAGCCACCGCCGAGGTATTCTGGGCGTTGTAAACGAGCGTCGGGTGAAGTTACGTTGAAGTGTGATTTTATTACTTCGATATATCGGCTACCGCCGCGTGCTTGCTTTTCTAAGAATTTTTGAGTTGCGAATGCGAGTCGAAGTTGGTTTATTGTTGCTGATGTAGCGTTAG